CCAAATTATTAATGGTCGCAAAATCATGCATTTTGTTGAAAAACCATTACATATATTTTGTATGGAATTAATAAGAACTGTTACTCCAGCAGGAAGGGTTACAGTTCGCAGAGAAGAAGAAGTTATTTATAAAACAAGATGTAAACTTGCAATATGAAAGCATTATTATTAATGAAATGTAGGCAGTCTATAGTTATTCAAAATATCTATGGATTGCCTGCTCGTCGTAATGACAAAAAAGTTACCGTAGTTAAAGTTGGTGCATTTAAAAATACACCATTAATTAGTACAAAAGGTAGTACAATCTATATTAATTATGGTAATGCTGTAATTAAACGTAGAGCTGCAATTATAGAAGAAGCTAGACATATGATGGGCTTATATTTGGAAAGTAAGTCTAAACCTTGGTATAAAAGAATATTTTAACATGAATAAACTAAAAGTAATTAGAATAGATTCGGAATTTATAGAGTTTAATAATGGAATAAAATTATCCTCAGAACATTATCAAGATTGCTGCGAAAGTCACAGTTTATCATTTGATGATTTGGTTCTAAATGATTTTGATGATTTGGAATTTGATTTAACAAATGATAATTTCTTCAATAGAATTCCAGATTATGGCATAGAGTTAATTCCAATAAAAGGATATTCGGTTAAAATTCCTGGATATGGATCAAACAATGGATACTATTCATCAGATATCAATTTGGTTATATCAAAAGGAGATAAAACTGTTAAATCTTATGATATATCTGAATGTCAAGAATACAATCCATAATAATATGTATTATCCAAAGATTAAAAAAACCCAGGCTCAATTTGAGATAATGATTTCTGCTTTAACCATGGAATATGGAGCCAAAACTGATGAGCAATTAGTTGTTCTAATAGCTAAATACTTTGAAGTTAATGAAGAAGATGCTCAATCATCATTAATGGCTTATAGAGGCTATAAAGAAGAAGACTATGAGCAATTATCGAGGAGGATAGAATATGCTTAAGAGATTAACATTTATTTGCTGTTTTATATTTTGGATTATATTAATGTTTTTGTCTATAATATTATTTCCAATAACTGTAATTTATTACATATTTACTGGAATATCAATCCCAAGTGAATGTGCAATTAAGATAATTTCATTAGACGATTAAATTATGCAAGCATATAAAATAAGAATACCAAATCCAGAAATTTCAGAATTAGTTCAGAGAAAAGCTTTTTATTTAGGATATAAATGGTTTGGTCATGCTTTGGAAATTTCAAACGTAAATTCAGATTGTTTATATTTTAATGCACAATCATATATTCTACACAGTCCAATAGGTTATTTTAATCATCCAAGTAACACAGAAACTGAAATCTCTTATCAAGATTTCCTAAAATTAGGCGAACAACCAGAATTAATTAACAATCAAATACAACAACAAATGTCAATAAAATTAAAATGTTTTAAAGCTCCTCAAAAAGCCAAGAATATCACTGTTGGTAAAGAGTATAATGGAGTATATATTGATGGAGATGATACTCAGGTGGATAGCCTTGCCGATGCCGAATACTTCCAATGTATTAATAACAGTGGAGTTGAAGCTAAATACAGGTTATCATTATTCGATCAACCCGCAATACCAGCAATACCAGAACCACCAAAATTAACAATGGATCAAGCAATTGAAGCTACCATAATTCGAGCAGGTGACATAGTATTAATACACAATGGTATTACTATTACATTATCAAATTCTGGTACAAGAGATTTAAGCAATGATAGAGTTTTATGCTCTTGTGGAATCCGTGCCATTGATGGAATAGATAGTGCTTATGAATGTATTGAGGATTATAATTCGGATAATTTCGATCAACTAAATGATATAATTGAAGATTATTCTGATTTAAGATTTTTAGATTTAGTTTTTGAAAAATTACTTAAGACTAAAATTGCTGAAGTTTCAGCAGCATTTGTATTATTATCAACAACCGAAGCAAATGAAAGCGTTTGTACATTAATGGATGAGTTGTTTATTAGTGAGGATCCATTTGATGACGAGAAAGCCGACAATCTTACTCCAGTAGTTGCTTTAAATCCAAATTCAGACAACAATATAAGAGTTTGGCTTATTAAAAAATAATGCAAATTACAATTGATACCGAAAGAATTACTCGTAGAGGACTAAGTATTAATGAATATTTATCTCTACTAGCAATTTATTCAAAACAAAATGGTAAATCCATAGATTATATGGAGAGAAAAGTAGACTACTTATCACTATCATCAAAGCAATATGTTTTGATTGATGGTGGTACTGTTAGTCTATTACCAAAAGCATTATTTCTTATCGAAGGAATTGGCAGAGATTATACTCAGCTAGCAACTTCGATAAGAGAGTGCTTTCCTAGAGGATCTAAGGATGGTAAATACCCATGGAGAGGAACTATAAAGATCTTAGTAGATAAGCTTAAAAAGCTCGATAAGGGGCATGGAATGGCTGATTATACTATAGATAAAATAGTGGCTGTATGTTCTAATTATGTGGCTCAATTTAATGAGCAAACTATTGATCGAGGAATGCAAATTGCTCCATATTTTATAGAGAAAGATGGTAATTCTGGATTAATGGCATGGTTAGAGAAGGAAGATGAGCCTTCGGTAAATAGAAAATCAATGGAGATTAGGTTATGAATATTGAACTATTAAATAAAGCTAATGAACTAATAACATTAGCAAATGAAAATAAATCCACAATAAAAGCTAAGGAAGAATATTTTCGATTATGCTTAAAGGCTGGAATTTGTCCAACATGTGGAAGTGAATTAAAAATAGAACTAGAAGTTCATACTTATGTAACTGGATTATGGCCATTTAAGAAAACACATAAATCATGTGACAATAGAGTAGTTTGTCCAGAACAACATAAAATAATTGATTTTTATGGAAATGATAGAGGATATCCTTCATATTGTGAATTTAATGATTGTATAAATAATGACATATCTATTGCAAATTTAAAGCAAAGATCTAATCCGCTAGATGAGTATGATGATTAAAATACTTTTTGCCTTAATAGCAATTTTAGGATATATAGCTAATATTAATGATCATAAATTATTGTCGTACAAATTATGGTTGATTTCTAACGCGTTTTGGGCTGGATATAATTATAATATGCAAGAATATCAAATGTCACTAATGTTTAGTATATATACAGCCTTTTGTTTGAGAGGATTAATTAAATCAAAATAATAATGAGAACTATATTTTACACAGAAGCACCTAAAGATCCAAAATCTTTAAAGATTTTATTAAAAGATTACCTTGATAAACGTTCACCAAAAACATATTGGAGTGATAATAGCGAAGAACAATGTATTTCTGGTAGGAATAGATCTATTGATGATCTAATATTGTTAGCTAATCATTATTTCCCAGGATCTACAATTAAAGATGTTCTTAATGCCTATGTTGAAATCCATAAAGATATTAATACTGGTATTACTTCAATATTATTTTTTGTTTGTGGTGATATACAAAAACCAGTATTAATGAATTATTTGATATGTATTAGTAGTAGGTTAAAAGGAATTTTATATAAACACCATATTGATAATTCTTCTAATGATTCTGAATATACTATGAGGCAAATGGAGGCATTAATAGATGATTAATAGAATAATTCAAAAGCTTGAAGATAATCGAAATAAACGACTCAATGGAGGTATAATAGCCATACCATGGAGTCTACCTAGACTATCCAGAGTTTTACCAGGAATTGTTCAGGGTAGATATAATTTGATCTCAGCCAATAGTAAAGTTGGCAAAACACAGATTACGGACTTTCTTTATATGTATCAACCAATAGAATGGTACATGAAGAATCGCGATAAAGATGTTAAGGTTAAAATATTATACTTTAGCCTTGAGATGGCTAAGCAAGAAAAGATAATATCCGTTATTAGTTATAAATTATTTAGGGATTATGGTGAAATCATATCTCCAGAGAATTTGCAATCAATGTTTGAAGGTAAAATACTCGATGAAAGAATTCTTAAAATCATAAAATCTAAACCGTTTCAAGAATGGCTTGAAGAATTTAATGATATTGTTGAGTTTTACGACTCTACCAGAAATCCTTTTGGTATTTATAATGTTGTTAAGACCTATGCCGAAAATCATGGACATTATATATATAAGGACATGGATTGGCAAGACCCAACAACTGGGGTTATATCAACAAAAAAGGTTATAGATTATTATATTCCAGATAATCCAAACGAATATGTTATTATTGTTGTAGATCATATCTCTTTATTAAGTCCAGAGAAAGGTGAGTCATTGAGAGAATCCATGGGTAGATTTAGTAGTGAATATTGCTTGAAAATGAGAGATAGATGGAATTATATCCCAACTATAGTTCAACAACAAGCAGCAGATTCGGAAAGACAGGAATTTACTAAATCTGGAGGAACAATAATTGACAAACTCAAGCCTAGCCCAGATGGACTTGGTGATAATAAAGCAGTTGGTAGGGATGTTAATTTAATGCTAAGTTTATTTTGGCCAGCAAGATATGGTATTCAACAATATGGTGGAGTACCAGGAAATCCTTGGGATTTAGCTAGAATTGGACACAACCATAGGGAATTAATAATTAATCTCAATCGTAATGGAATATCTAGCGCTTCAATTGATTTAATGTTTCTAGGAGCGTGCAATTATTTTGCAGAACTACCTAGAGATCCTTCAGAAAAAGTTTATCAACAGATTGAAAAATATAATCGAGAAACAATATAGATAATTAACTGATTTTAAGACTTTTATTTCATAAAATCAATATTTTTACGTATATTTGTATATAATTTAAATTTATGCAAATGGAAGAAATATGGATTCCAATTATTGGATATGAAGAAAGTTATCAAATTAGTAATTATGGAAACGTAAAGTCTCTAGCTAAAACTTGGTTTGTTGGAAGAAAAAGAACTAGTTATATATCAAAACCAGATTCAATAATATATAAGAGAACCGATAAAGATGGATATAGATTTGTTTCATTAAGAAAAGATCTAAAAACAAAGTATTTTAAAATACACAGATTGGTTGCTATACATTTTATTGAAAATCCAGATAATAAAAAGGAAGTTAATCATATAGATTGTGATA